AGTTCCTTGACGAGCGACTCGAGATCTTGCTTGGGAATCCATAGGCCCGAGTTGTCGCTTTTCTCGAGTGCGGACCCGGCCCACTCCTTCAGCGGTTGCAGGTCCATCCCTTTGGCGCTCGCCTCATGCAGGGCATTCGGATTCGAGGGGACTGGGACTGCGCTGTACTCGAGCAGTTCCTGCCGCGTGAAATCGATAGGGAAGAACCCCTGTCGCTCGCCGTTCTCTTGGAATTCCTTAGGCAGGAAGCCGACCGATACGGCCTTCATGATGCCCAACTTGTACATCTGGTAGATCATGTCGGAGAACTTGACATGATCGTGGTCGGAGAGATCGGTAGGTAGGAACTGCGCCAGACTGATGAGCTTCCCATCCGCAATTTCGGTCTTTTTGGGGCTGGCTATTGGCGGAGTCCAGGGCTCGTGGGCCCATAGGACGGTCCCGGCCTTCTGGAAATTCTCGAGTTCCCACCCATCCACTGCGATCGTATCGCTATCTCGATCGACATCATCGGTGCTGATAGTGAATCGCAAGACTCGATCGTCGGGCTCACCCTCGGGCTCGATCTCAGTCTTGACACTCTTCGCCACCATCACCCCCTCAGTACTGGCCTTTCGCTCTGCAATGACCTTGAACTGTTTGGGGGTCACACGTCTAATCTTCATGATTTGCCTCCATGGGCGATTGACTTCATGCTACTGAAAGCCTAGCACATCCCGGATAAGCTGTCAAGCTTTCATATATTGACTTGTTGCGTCTTGTAGTGTATAATAGTGCTTTCAGGGGGTAACATGACATACCGAGAGCGCAAGATGTGGTCACCGAACGAATTAGCAAAAGAACTAGGGGTTGACAAAGAGACCGTCCGACGCTGGCTTCGCAACGGACACATACGCGGAGTCAAGCCCGGCGGGCGTCTCGGACATTGGCTCATCCCAAACAGTGAGATTGAGCGGTTGCTCGCTGAGAAAGAGTACTTCGATGCCGGACACTGATGAGATCAAGCACCTACTCGCTGAGATACAGACACTGCGCGCCAGCTACAAAGATCTGGCTGAGCAAGTGCGCTGGTATCTCAGGGCCGAAGAACTCAACCAGCCACGTGAGATTCTGCGCCAAACACTATGGGCCATTGTAGGAGAAGAATCATGACCATCGGAGATCTACTAGCTATCATACACGGCGACGGTGGGCACCACCAAGACGAAGTAGGTACAGAACAAGCCATCAAGGACGCCGCACAAGTCGTGTACGCTCTGCGCGCCAGAATAGACGAGTTGGAAACAGCTCTAAAAGATATCGCTTACACCACGGGTGACATGCCAGCGGCGTACAACAACGAGGTCGATTGGTACCATAGACAATTCTACAGCTGCAAGGGTATCGCTACCAGAGTGCTGGGGGAGAAGCCATGATCCAGGAATACCGAGTCAAGTACCAGTGCCCGACCTGCCATGGAGCATGGTTACTCACTGTCAAAGGTGGTGGCCGGCTCCCACAGGTCAAATGTCTCAACGATCTGTGCATCGGCTTACTCATGCCGGTCACTGGGTCTCGCATCTGGGAGAAGAACCCTAGCGGCGACTGGTCGCTCACCAACACCAAGGTCGAGTACAAGCGGCCCAAGAAAGTGATACACTGATGAGCGACATAGTCCTCGTGCAATTCCCTAAAAAGAAAGACCACAAATACGGGGCACTCGTGAAGCTGGTAGAAGAAGCTTACTTCGAGGGGTATCACGAGGGGTACCGCGAGGGACTCAAACCAGAACAAAAAGGCACCATCGGTCTACGTTGGTTGGCTAGTAATACTCTTCTCAAATTAAAAGAGACCATACAACGGGGGAAGAAGTGATGCCTATCTACCTCTATTGCTGTCCTAAGTGCGGCTGGATCAAGCAAATCGAGCAGAACATCAAGGACGACGCACTCACAGAAGAGCCGTGCGGGGACAAGACGTGCGACGGTACCTTACAACGCCAAATAGCCGGTGGTACTACGTTCATTCTCGGTGGTCGAGGGTGGGCCGATGACGGATACTCATGAGGAGGATACGATGAAAGTAGGAGACAAGGTACAGTGGACCGAAGCTCGCAAAGGATTCCCAGTCAGGATGACAGGCACCATCATCCTAAAGGTGGCCGCCAACAGGCCCATTCCTGAGCTACACCAGGAATACAAGGACATGAAACGCGAATTCGGTCAAGGCATCCAAGATGGCGAGTCCTTCGTGGTCCTGTCCAACCAACTGGGCGAGCCCGTGCTGCACCACCCCAAGACCAAGCTACTCACCATCGCAAAATGACTGGCTGCTCGACAGCTCAGGGTGCTGCCCTATTCTGGGCAACAATAATCCTGCTGATTCTGTTGTTTGTTATCTTGGAGTGGATAACTATGCTGCTTGAACGGCGGCAGGCATCACGCGGTCGAAGACGTCGAGAGCGTCGGCCTTCTGATTCTCAAAACCAACAATAAGAGCCTGCTTGGCTGACCGGGTCCAGGGGATAATCTCCCTCTGGAATCCACGGTTGATGGCATCGAGCTGCTCGGCCGACTTGGGCTCGGTGATCACAGCCACCGTGTTGCACAGGCAGTTGATGTCTTCCTCTGGAATACCGAAGCCACCGGGATACATCGCCGTGTCTCCCGTGCTCGGAATCTCGAACGGCTCATCGATACCGACTGGCTTGGTGTCGTTGAGTTCGACGTGGGTTTCTCTGGTGTTTACGAATGATGCGGCCCACTGCCTGGCCTCCACTACACCGCTCTGCTTGTGGGCCGACCAGGTCGCTGCGTTCGCTGCCCGGTTCACTTCGGTCCTGGCAATCCTATTGGCCCGCACCTTGTAGATATCGAGCTGTCCTTCCTGGAAAATGCCGGTCACCCGTGCCCTGAGTTCTGCAATTCCTTCACCTTCGCGGAATCCCTCGAGTAGTGACTGCTCGAGTGCCTGCTGCGTCTCGGGGTTCACCAGATCCGCAATGCGCTCGTTGGTCTTGGCGAACACTTCTTCCCGCACCAGCGGGTTGAGTATGTCGAATCTCTGCTCGATACCCAAGTCCTCGAGTACTCCCTTGCCAAGGTCCTCGGCGTATTCCTCCCATACCGGCCCAAGCTCGGCGGTAAGCGTCTCTGGTTGCAGAGCATCCAGCACTGCTTGTATCGCCTCAAGTTCCGGGCCTTCCTGCTTCACCATCACACACCCGCACTTGGGAACAGCACGCAGTGCCCTTTGCTCTTCGGGCTCCCCCTCCTCTTCCTCCTCGGGCTCGATGATAGGCTGCTCTGTGGGTTGTTCCTCTTCCCTATCGGCCCGCTCAGGTATCAGAGCCACCGGCACGAAGTAAACATCACCATCAGGCACAGAGTCTAGGCCCATGAATTTGGTGCGCCATTCGTTGCGGGTGAGATTGTGCGGTGCGGTCTTGGCCGCTTCGAACTGTGCGGCCTTGTCCTCAGGCACCGGGCTCTCATAATAAAGCACCAGCCGCTCATCGAACTGCGGTACGAGCTGGTGCACGATCGTCCTAAGCATGCGCTCGAGCCGAGGAATGGTCACGTACTCCGCCATGAACAGAGCCGCGCTAGTGATGCTCGCTCGGTTGCTGTTCTCCACATCACCCACGACCTCTGGCGGTACGCCGTACGTCTGCTGTACCTCTTCGGCCATGGCCTTCCTGAGGTCGGTAAGTTCCAGCTCTTGGAATGACTGGTCGACCCGCTTGAAACTGACCTCGCCATTGGTGAACTTCATCAACCCGTGCTTCCTGAACCCACGGTGGCGTTGTTCCCACTCTTCCTGCAAGCGCCCTATCGCGTCCTTACCGGCTCCCTTGATCGACACCACACCATAGGGCACGGCCCTGTTTAAGAACGTCGCTTTGGTGAGCTTGGCCGCGTATTCATCGGTATCAAGTTCGTCTCCCAGCGACAGGCCCAAGCCCGCACCTCGCCCATATGGGTTGTCTGGGTCGAGTTCCCTGAACCACAACACGTTCTGTGCCGGCAGCTGCCTGGGGTCAAATGAAACATCATACCACGGCTTATCCACACTCGGTGTGCCTGTCACCCAGTGCGGAGGGATGGGCCAAACCTCGACTGGCATCCCTGCCTGGTTGCGCACCAAGAGCCAGAACGCCTCGCCCGGCACGTCAAGGTAGATGGTGGTCAATTTCTTTATGTCGAACCCAGTCATCACCGAGTTGCCACGGTCTAGCAGGTGCACCAGCGGGTGGTCAGGCACATCGATAAAATTGCCCTCTTCCTCGGTCTTACGTAGCCACTTGGCACGCTGCTCGAACGAACGCGCCAAATGGACCTTGTGCATCGTCGCTCTGCCGGCCTTATCCTGCACAAACCCACCGAGAATCGGGTTCTTGGCCACGTCGTCCGCGATACGCGCCACAACACGCCTGAGCTTGCTGTTGTCGCGGTACATCTGCACAAGTTGTCGTCTGCCAGGTGGTGCGCCCGTACTCCTAAACCCGAGCATGCCGGACAGGGCCCGCTCGAGCGTAGCTGCGTTGTCTTCATTTGCTGCCTTGATTGCTGTTTCCAGCACCTCGGCATTGTACTTGCTCGGCCGGAATACCCGATCAAAAAGACCCATGACGGCTACCTCCCTCCCCACATTATAACACACGCCTCATAAGATCACAATCTCTTCCTCGATTTCCCTAGGAGCGAACGCCATCACCACGGCATCAGCAGCGTCTGTGCTGCGCCCGATGCGCTTCTTGATGTCGTCCTTGCTCTCCACCACGATCACCTTGTCCCCAGTGATGCGGTATCTAGGAGTACTCAGCTCTTCGAATAGGCGACGGTCCTCTTCCTCGAAACAAAGCTCACCCTTGCGTAGCATCTCCCTAAGATTCCACCACGCTTGGCTGCGCCTGTTCTTAAACCTAAACATCGTGTCTTCTTGCTCGACGGCCCTAGCACCCGCCACAAACGCATGACACTGGTGACCCAGCGTGTTGAGCGTATCCCACGTACCAGCACCAAGGCCCACCGTATCGATCGCTGCGTCTTCCGGGTCTACTCCCCGTTTCCTGATGTCGCTGGCCACGTAGCCTGCGGTCTTGTCAGTCGGGATTCCGTGGTAGTACGCCAATGGGAATACCACGTTGCCATCGATCTTGGCGATCACCGTGTCATCGGCGTTTGGTTTCTCGCTATGCGCCACATCCACCCCGGTCCTCTTCGTGCCTGTCTGTGGCTCGACATTCAGCGCATTATGGCACCACGCCAATGAGATGAGCTGCTCGGGGTGCTCCATTGCCCGCCAATCGCCTAGCACGAACCTACGGTATGCAAGCTCGTTTGTCTCCTTGAGCCGTTCTAGCGATTTCAAGTAGCTCTGCGGTAGGTGCGGGTTGTCCTTTATTGTGGCCGGTTGGAAATAGAAACCCTCCGACAGTGTGCCATTGTGGTACGGGTCGTGGAAATCGCGCTTGACCCAGCCATCATCCGGGTTGGTTGTGTACCAGTTGAGTGGGGGAGGCTGCTTGCCATCTCGTATCACCCAGGTCCCAGCTCTCTCCATTACTTTGGCCAGCGTCTCTGGTGCGAGTTCGTTCGCCTCCTCACATAGGAAGCCGTTCACCTCGAGCCCAGCCCACCGGTTGTACCCCGGGTCGCTCTGTACGCTCTCTGGGAAGAACAGGATTGTGCTACCATTTGTGCATTTGGCCACCCAGTCGCTACGGTTCATCTCGCCAACAAAACCCGATGGTCTGAATTTGTTGAACGCAGGCAGCGTGTTGCGCTTGAGCGTGGGCAGATCCTTGCGCACTACGGCCCACCGAGACCCGGGCCAGATCTTGCACACCAACCAAAGCACCATGAGCGCGGCCACGGTCTTACCACCACGGATCGCGCCACCAAACATGAGATGCACGTACTTGAGCGACAACACAGCCTGTATGAACTTTTCCTGTACGGCAGTCGGTACCAGGGCTTTCTTAGAATTCAATGCGCTGCCCGCCTACCATAATCGCCTGGATCTGCGTGTTGTTCACGTTGATGGTCTTCTCGAGGCCCAGCAATCGGCACCGCTGCTCTGAGCACTTTTGCATAATCTGCAGGAACCTAGGGTCGCCTACCTCGCTCCTGGTGATGTCTATCCTACTGGTGGTATCCATGGCTCCTGTATTCTTGTTCACCCGCTTGTTTTCCTGCTTTGCCCAGCTCGGGTTGCAGCTGCGTTCCCACGCCTCCCACGCCTCGCGCTCTATGAGATCCAATTTGGCGAGTTCTTTGTTCTTTTGTTCAGTCATGTGGTGGAGCGACTGTTCTTGCCACTTTTTGCGCACCTGCGCCAGATCTCGTCCTATCGACGCCGCACTTATGCTGTAGTTGTCGGGTGGGTCCCTCTCCGCCAACGTGGCCGAGATCTGCAGATACGTGTAGCCACGCAGATAAAGCTCAGTCTCCAGTTCTATGTCACGTTCTCTCTGAGCTGAAGTGCGTGGGCTGTTACCGTTGTTCTTCCTCGCCATGTTGCTGCCCCCTGATCTTGACTTCTACTCTCGGCCGCTGGCGATCGTACAACGGTGGCTCGTACTGACCACCAGTATACTTGTCGCCTACTCCCTTGGCTCCATAGAACAGCGCATCTTTTATCCCCTTGTGCACGTTCTCGGGATCGGGGTGCGTACCGTGCCTAAAGTAGCAAACAGTGGTGATGATTAGTGGCTCGTCCCTTGATGCCTCGAGCGGTAGGTTGATCGGTGCGCACTGCTGCACCAGCATCTTGTAGTCGAGGTATTTCTTCTTGCGCTTTGTGTTGTACTGCCTGCCGTTGTTGGTGCAGTACCCGACTGGATCGCCTTCTATGGTGAAATCGACTTCCACGTTCCCATTCTAACATATGAGCGGCCCAGCTGTCCAGTATGGGATTGACGATCGGCCCTGCGCCTTATCCTCCCGCACGCGGGAGTTATCCTCCCTGTGACCCGCGCCTCTCCATCCCCACATCCCTCCCTACTCGTATTACCGGTTTCTCCGAGGCCAGCTCGTTGCGCTGCGCCATCCTCACCACAGCGCCAGATAGCTGGCTTATGTACTCCTCCCTACTCCTCCTCCTACTATAGTTGCGTTGCAAACTTTGCCCAACGTTGCATCCGTTGCACCCCCTTAGGGGGGTGCAACTATGCAACGTCGGGTGCAAAGGCCCTATTGACTCCGGTAAACCTCATGTCAAGAGCGTTGCATATATCTCTCACCCGCGTCCCTAGCGCATGAGCGATAGTTGCAGCGTTGCGCAACTATGGTGCAAGAGAATGCAACGCCTCCCGTGCGTTGCAGAGATACGTTGCGTCTGTATGCAACGTGCAACGCTCCGCTCGTCCGTCTCCCACGCGTATCTCAGATAGTTGCAGTCTAGAGGTTTAATCGTGCATCGTCCTGCAACGCGTTGCATGCAACGTTGCAGAGCGCATATGTATGCTTGCAACGACAACCTATGTAGCTTGTCGCATACGCTATATCAGGACAAGGCATTAGGATGGGCCCCTCGAGCCACTGCTGTTTGGCGTTGCCCAGAATCTCGGAGACCCGCGCCCCAGGCGGCTCTCCGCGTGTATGTTTCGATCGGAAATCCGCGTCCCGCGCGGGTCCGAGATATTGCTCGTTGCACTATGATTCTGGTGCTGGGCCATGTCCTGGACCCATCTAGAGGTCAATTGGCCCATTGTCCTCCACACCCATATATCTCGGATGCCCGTCCCAGACGGCTCTCCGGGGTCTAACGCAACGTGTCAAGGTAAACCTACTGACACCTACATTGGTACTTGACAAACTACATGTTGACATGATAAAATTTAATTAGAAGCCGGGAATGCGGCTTCGCTAAAGCGGACGGATTCCGTTGGGAGAGATGGTGGGATAGGTGGCAGCCAAAGCTGCTACGCGGCCGAGAGGTCGCCGGTTCGGAGCTTACCCCACTGAAAATAAGGCACACCTGTCGATTTCGCCCCACGCCGGGCGCGATTACAAAGCGATAGCGAGGTGAGAGGCTCCCACGTCGGAGCGCACCGCATACGATCGGATGTCGAGCGCTGCTGTAGCGCTCCTGATGAGGCCATAAGGCCGAAACATCCAACATAGAGGAGATAGCCATGAAGAGCCATTACACGATCGTAAGCGATGGGCCGTACAGCGGAATCCGGTACTGCGATTGCGATGGGCGGCATATCGACAACGATCCGCGATTCGCGATCGATGGCGAGCTGGCGAGCTGCTTCACCTCGCTGCGCAAGGCCAAGGCGCGGCTGATCGAGGACCACATGAGCATCATCCACATGTACAAGGACGCGATCGCCGAGGTCCGCAGCCTGCGCAAGGACGACATCGATTTCTGATCCTACCTGATGAGAGCTGGGTAGCTCCCAGCCGAAATCGGCCCCCATGGGCCGATCGTAGGAAGCTAACACACAACATAAGGAGATAGCCATGACGAGCATCAACACCAAGGATAAGGTATACGTAGTGCGCCAGCTGCTGGCGGAGTTCGAGACCATGAGAGAATTCGCCGAGATGGAAGCGGCTGACGGCGACGAGGCTCTGCTCGATGACATGGTCGAATCGCTGAGCCGCGCAATGGCCGCCTACCAGGGCGACCCAGCCGATCGCATCGTGCATGAGCTGCTGGCCATGCGCGATGAAGGATGAGATCCTAACCTGCCTGATGAGCAGCTCGGTGGTCCCGAGCCGAAACCCCGCCGATGCGGGGTCGCAGGAAACCAACAACATAGGAGATAGCCATGGACATCGAGACCAAGTACAACGTGGCGCTGTGGGCGATCCAGGAAATCCTCACCATCGAGGAGCAGCGGGCCGTCACCGATCGCGATCACGAGGAGCTGGACGAACTCGGCGAGATGTGCGGCGATTGGGAGGATGACATGACGACGGCGCTTGAGGCCGACGATGTCTGCGCTGCCAACGAGCTGTACGATGAGATTCTGACCTACTTGAGCCAGAACGGCAACGAGGGTGATTACCTCGGCAAGTCGCACAGCTGGATCGCCGAGTGGCTACTGAGCTGCTACGATCTGGATGAGTAGAGCCTACCTGATGAGCCCGGATGGTGACCGGGCGAAACGGGCCGAGCGCCCGTCGTGGGAAACCAACAACAAAGGAGATAGATATGAAAGCCAAGACACGGAAGGGCAAGGTAGTCGAGGTCGCCGTAAAGCCGAAGTACGGCAACGGCAAGTGGTACCACCCCGTCAAGCACTATGGTATGCGCGTGATCAGCGATGTCGAGCACTGGTGGGATACCTTCTCCCGGAACGGCGAGACCTTCGGCATGGCGACCATCAAGGGTGAGCGGGTGTTGGTACAGTGGACCACCACCAACTGGCATGTCTGCCGCAATGTGGACCCCCGCGAGTCCGGTCTGCTCGAGCGCATCGAGAAGAGCAAGCCAGAACCCAAGTCGCCTATCCTGAAGAAGGTAGCCCGACTCAACTGGTACATCCTGGACAAGGTCGACCTCTTCGACCCAGACACGGGCCGCATCGGCGAGTACACCTTGGGGTGCACCCGCAAGTACGGCAAGGCGTTTGTCCGTATGCAGCACAGCGAACGCGTGTACAGCGTGCAGCGGTTCGGCGAGCAGATCGTGCTGAAGTCGGTGGCCGATGGTGAGGAGCCCAAGACCTACCACGTCTACAGCGACAACTTCTAGGAGGAAGCCATGAAAGCGCACTACACAATCAGAGATGATGGACCCTACAGCAGCATCGAACGTTGCAACTGCGACGGGGAGCCGGCCTACAGCGTTCAAGATGATCCCCGCTTCGAGATGGACGGCGAGCTGGCCCAGTGCTACAGCACGCTGGCCAAAGCAAAAGCCCGACTCATCGCCGACCACAAGAACACGATCGGTGTGTACCGCGACGCAATCGCACACGTTCGCACCTTGAAGGTCGCCGACATCGAATAGCCTACCTGATGAGAGCCGATTGGTGATCGGCCGAAACGGGCCTTCGGGCCCGTAGTAGGAAACCAACAACAAGGAGGATAGATATGAACAAGTCAACCTACGTGCTGCGCCCGTCCAACGACTGGTTCTCGGTGAAGGTCGACACCGGTTGGCCCGAGACCTGGGAGCGCAGCCACTGTGGCGAGTGCGACGCCCCCTGGTGGACGCTCGAGCTGCGTGATGACTGCTGGGTGCTGTGGAATCTGCCGAGCAGAGCGGCGTACGACCACGGCACCAAGTCCTACTTCGACTCGGCTGTCGAAGCCGTCAACTGGGTGTACATGCATGGCGAGATGTGCAAACACTAAAAAGGAGGAGAGCTATGAAGACCGAAATGGAAGAAATGGAAGAGATACTCGAGATGCTGGAAAGAGTGGAGAGCAAGATCGACAAAGAGGCGAGTAAGCTGGAATCCCGCTATGATAGTCTGCCATCCGACAGCAAGGTTAGGGACCTAGCCATCAACGCATCTTATGGATTGCGTGCTGCCAGTAAGGCCCTGACGGCTACGCGCTATGGTGTGCAGAGCTACGTTGATCTGTACGAGGAAGGATAAAACCTGCCTGACGAGCGCCCGTTGGTGACGGGCCGAAACGGGTCGCAAGGCCCGTCGCAGGAAACCACGAACAAAGGAGGAGAAGCATGAAACGACTAACCAAAGGACGTATCAGAGGATACGAGAGCAGGGCCGACCGGAAACGGGCGATCGCCATGCTCCGGAGGCAAGGGTACAACTACTTCGTCTGTTACCGAGACACGCAGTCAGAATTCGCGTTGCAGTACGCCAAGGCCGATTGGGTGAAACCAGGACAAGCCTACATCAAGTAAGGAGGAGAGTCATGATCTACCAAGAGTGGAGAACCAAGAATGACCGCAACGGCAACCCCAGGCGCATCACGGTGGTGTGGCACCCCGATGGTGAGCTGTCCAATGTAATCGAACATGGGTATGGTGGCTGTCCCTACCGCGAAGAGAAGAGCCAGAAGGGCAACGCCGATCTGGGCTTCGTGTTTGTGCCACCGGCCGAGTACAGAGACATGGTGAAGACCGCCACCGATAGCGGCTTCATGAGCTACGATCGCTGACGTTGTGATCTGGTCACCACTGGCAAGCGCTGGTGGTGGCCAGGGTAGAGCGCCAGAGACGACAACAACCATGAAGGAGGAAGCATGAAAATTAGGCTCACAGTCGAGGTGAAGGACCTGTTTAGGCATGCAGTCGCACATCGCTTTGGCCAGGAAGGAACAGAACCAGCGAGTCGGTTGTTTGTCGAGAATCTGCTGCAAACCGTAGTCGACAACTACGTGCGTGGCGTAACAGACCAGTTCCTACAAAAGGAGGGCGTGGATGAAGAGTAAGCACTACCGCATCAAATGGGACATGGCACAGTCGAAGATCGTCAGGTGTGACTGTCGGTGGTGGCGTGAGTCGCTTAACTGCTTCCAGTCCTTTGGCGAGGCCAGAGATGCGCTGGCCAACTACTTCCGTGGTGTGAAGGACAAATTCCAGCACGCACTCGAGGGAATCTACACTATCGAGGAGTCCGACATAAAGGAGGAGGTATGAGCAAGATTAAGAATGCTATCGAGGTGATCAACCGTCGTCGCCGTGTGCTCGCCGAGACCGACAAGCACGCGGCTGCCGAGCTTGAGTGGGTGTTAGAACTCCTACTCGATGTGGACCGGCCACCACAACCACCTAGAGAATCTATGATACGGGGTCTGGCCGCATCACTCGGGCTAAGTCTGGATGACACGGTCAACGAGGAAGGAGGTGGCTGGTATGGTGGGTACAGACGCATGCGGCCGTACTACGTCTACGCCGTAGGCTACACCCGCCATTATGGTGGGCCCGAGGAGGGTGGCTGGTGGTACGACAATCGCCACCGTCTCGATGTCTACGAATGCTGGACAGCGGAGGAGATAAGAGAGGCTACACAACAATTGCGCGATGAGTATCCCACTTGCCCACGTGGAAGGAGCAGCGTCATTGGTGGTATGGATGTAGAGATCGGCATCACGTGCGACACCGAGAAAATCCCGACTGACGACCGTCGTCGGCCACACTACGAGTAAGGAGGAAACATGTGCGCATTGCGAATGGTGAAGGAACCAAAAATGGAGGAGTGTTATGTTGTCATAGTGGAGCGCCCGAAGGGGGTCACATCGATCGAGATGGCCGCGTATATCCGAGATGCCATCAACGCGTGGGGAGGTGGTTACCCCCCGGATGACCCGTTATTCACAGCGAATTGGAATAACAACGTGTTTGTGTTCTCGGAGGAGCAGCTATGGCAAAAGATAAGGAGGTAGGCCGCAAGCTACGGGCCGACAAGCGCCGAAAGCAGGAAGTAAAGGAGATAGGTGGCGTCTTGCCGGCCCGTGGTATGTGGCTGGTCAACCCAAAGACCAGGAGAGTAGCGGGCCGCATATTGCGCGTCCGCAAAAACGGCAAGATCGTGGTACTCAGTCTGTATGGCTCCCATGTGGAGCACGACCAGGACGCCATCATAAACAATGGCTACCAGTACACCAAGGGTACGCCACGTGGGAAGTGGGTGTTCCTGCCTGACATCGAACTCGTGCCGATTAAGGATGTACTCGCGAAGTACGAGTTCGAGAGTCTGGACCAACGCGATCGGCCCCTAAAACATCAGACCACTAGACAGAAGAAGGAGGCTCAAAAGGAAAAAGATTGCTTGTGTGGGTGTGGTGGCAAATGCAGGCGTTACTTTCTGCCTGGCCACGACGCCAAATTCAAATCGAGATTAGGGAAGGCCAGCCCGGATAAGCCCATGCGCGTCACCAAAGCGCAACAGGATTATCTGGACCAGGCAAAATGGATGACAGCCGATATGTGGCTCAAAGTCAAAACAAAGGAGAAGGACAATGGCTAGCAAGAAGACCAACGGCAAGACCAACGGCAAGACCAAGAAGAGCAGCAAGAAGGAAAAGAAGACCCATGATTGCCTGTGCGGGTGTGGCGAGCAGTGCACTGGCAAGCGTAGGTTTCGGCAAGGCCACGATGCCACCCTCCGCTCTCGGGTACTCAAACACGCACGTGGCATCGAGAAGAGCCGGTTCACTGGTGCTCAGATCGAGTGGGCCATGGGCTCGCACTGGATGACCAAGGAAATCGCTGCCGAACTCCCCACCAAGTAAGCCTACCTGTTGTACCAATCAAACAAAACATGCACAGTATCTCGTAGCCGCGTCCAAGACGGATCCGGGATACTCGTATTCGAGATGTAGTCAAGACACATACATTATCGTCAACAGATATATTGACAGACTTATGCCAGGTGTGCTATCCTCTATCCCCGGACGCTCAACAAGGGGACACAGCATGAGCAAATCCGGAATTCTCGAACAAGTCGCAGAGGCTAAGGTATTCCTAACATCACTCAGTAACCACATACCAGACGAGGACCAGCTGTTCGGCTGGGTGGATGAGTTAGAGACTCGCCACGACAAGATCGAACAGCTCGCCTCCAAGATTCCTCACTACCCAGAGTGTGAGGGAAACATTAGAATCAAAAACCCACCGAGGTATGACGACATCAGGCGTGCACTCGAGCAGGCTATGCCAGTCATGCGCTCTATGGCAGACGCCAGAGGATTCAGGAGCGATGAAGCGATCTGGTGTCTCATGGCAGACCGCTACATCGATCAGTTGCGTGGCTTCTAATGAGCAAACATGCCAATATCGTCGGGGTGGCGTACCAGGATTGCTTCAATGAAGAAGCACAGAAAGCAGTAGTTGACGATTGCGAGAACGTCAACTGGGGAGCAGCATTCTATGCGGATCCAGGAGTCTCCAAATGTCCTGGTTGTGAAGAATACTACTGGTGGGAGTCGGACAAACTCCAATGCCCGTCATGTGGAACTACCTGGGATACGAATACGAAGCAGATAGTAAATTGATATGAGTTATCATGACGCGGCATATGATGAATTCAACGAATATTGTGAGGAGTTGCGCGAAGAAAACGCATCCCTTCGTGCCAGGGTAGCCGAGTTGGAGGATGCGTTGAAGTATCAGGACGGATACTGGGTTGATATGTTGTCCGATGTGAAGCACAACCGCAAATGTGCGCAGATGCGAGTTGCTGTTGTATTGGAGGGGAAGTGATTAAGCCCACACTAGTAGAAACCGTGGTGCCGATCGGCAAGAGTGACCGACCCACAGAGACACCAGCAGAGCCGGGTATGATGATCAAGGCCGCTTTTGTCGAGGGTTTTGTCGATGGGTGGAACAGCTGCATCGAGAATCGGTTCACAGAAGGTGGAGCACCAGACGAAGTAGACAGGGCTTGGTTAAGGTCCGGTTCTCGGGCCATGTTGGGAGAAAGATGAGCGAGCAGGACCATAGGCAGCGGGTGCAAGCAGCACTCGACAAGTTCGCCGAGGAGCAGTGTGGTGGACGCAAGCCCTATGGACAGGTTATGCATGATGTGCTGTTGCACGCAACCAAAGAGCAGGGGGTTCCAAGTGAACAAGCCGAGCAAGCCGAGGAAGAACAGACTCAAGCAACTGAGGGAACAGAGCAAACTGACCCAGAAGGAAGTTGCGACGATACTGGGGATTGATTCTACCACAGTAAGTAGTCATGAGTCTGCCAGACGTGGCATCACCAAGGAAGAAATAGAGGGGTACGCGAGTCTGTTCAAGGTCAGTTCGTACGAACTGTTTTTTGAGCCAGAAACCATAGCTGACTGACCATGACCATGCTCGATGAGGCCCTACGATACCTGGATCGTGGCTGGTCGGTAATTCCCGCACAGCGCAAGGGAAAGAAAGCGCTGGTAGAGTGGGAAGAATACAGCCAACGAAAGCCCACACCCGAAGAAATCAAGTCGTGGTGGAAGAAGTGGCCAAATGCCAACATCGCAGTCATCACGGGCCGAGTATCCAACCTAGTCGCTGTCGACATCGACCCCGATCGAGGGGGAGACCCACGCAAGGTGTACAACCGCACCAAGACCGGTCTCATCAGCAGGACTGGTAGCAATGGGTATCACCTCTTCTATTCCTACCCGACTGGTACAGACCACGTCTATAACAAGGTAGGCAAGGATGGTATCGACATCCGAGGTGATGGTGGGTATGTCATCGCTCCTCCTTCAGTGCACGCCAGTGGCAAAAAGTACGAGTTCGTCTCATATAGCGAACCTGCCGTGTTGCCCAGTTGGCTCACCGACGAGGTAGAAGAGGAAGGCCAGGAGAACAACGATCGCTGGCTATCGGATATTCTGTCTGGTGTGGGACAGGGAGGCAGAAACGACGCTGCTACCAGACTGGCTGGGTATTTCGCATCGAAGGACATGGCTAAGGAAGTAGCAGCCCATCTACTCAAGGATTGGAATAGCAAGAATGAGCCGCCGTTGCACGACCGAGAGCTTACCACCGTGCTGGATAGCGTCTACAAGACCGAGTTCCGGAGAAATAAGAATCGAAAGAGGAACGGCGTCCCTCAGTCTCTATCATTCATGCATTTTGGATCCTACATGTCCAGATTCGGCGACATGTCTATTCGTTGGTGCATTAAGGATTGGCTCCCCGATTCAACGATCGCTTTCGTTATCTCGCCTCCTGGCACCTATAAGACCTGGACCGTCTTTGATCTGGCCGTATCTGTAGCGGGCGGTCACAAATTCCTAGGACAATATGAGGTGATCAACCCAGGGCCCGTGCTCATCCTGCAACAGGAGGATTTCCACGGTCAGATTGTCGAGCGTATAGCCAGCGTCGTCACAGACCGCCATGGATTCGATTTTGATAAGGACGACCCGAGTGATGCAGAGCATTTTGAGTGTCCGAACGCACCAGACCTACCGATCGTATTCCACCCCGATCGGGCCTTGCGGTTCGATGACACAGGACTCATGCACTCCCTCGAACAGTATGTGGCCAAGGTAAAACCCAGACTCGTGATTATAGATCCGCTCTATTCCGCTGGCAACGTGGATGACTACATGGCCAAGACGGCCGAGCAGATGTTTCCACTCAAAAAGATGAGGGATACCTACGGCTGTTCATTCCTGGTTGTGCACCACACCAAAAAGAAAGCCGAGGGTACAGAGCGCGAAGGTGGCTGGGGTAGCCAGTTCCTGAATGCGTTCATGGAGACGGGCTGGCAGATACGTCGCTCCGGAGATAACAACTCGGTGGTGGTGCACCGCCATTTCAAAGTGAAAGGCGAGATACCCGATCTGCACCTCACCTTCGACATCAGCACTGAGAGACCATACAAGTACAACATCATCTGCGAAGACGCCGAGGAAGCGCTCGAGGAGTACAGAGAGAAAACCAAGTCCAACACCGCAGTCAAAAAAGCAGAAACCGACATTCTGGTGGTTCTTAGGAAGGGGCCCGCTCATACGGCCGAGATCGCCAGACAGGTTGGTGTACATAAAAGCACAATATCTCGCCGCATGGGGCAACTCGAGAAGGCCGGTGTGGTGGTGAAGAATGACAAGGATTGGGAACTAGCCGAACTACCAGACTTTTAGGGGGCAACAATGAAACTGGTATACATCGCAGGGCCGTATCGGGCCGACACGCCGTACGAAATTGAGCGCAACATCCGTAGGGCCGAAGACCTGGGACTCGAAGTGGCCAGAAATGGAGCAGTACCTGTCATTCCGCACACCATGTACCGCTTCTTCCAGGACTCCTTGCCGGACGACTTCTGGCTTGATGGAACCATGGAAATCTTGCGTCGTTGTGATGCCATCCTGATGGGCCCACAGTGGGAAGAGAGCGCGGGGTCCAATAGCGAGTTCAAGGAAGCTGAGAAGCTCGGGCTCGCCATCTTCTACTGGCAAGAAGACGTGATGCACGCATCCAAGAAGTGGTTTCAGTTCCTAGGGGTTGACCCCAAATATAGTACTTGACAGACTATACCCTGACATGCTATAATACGCCGTCTAATAACGAAGGGGACACACAATGAGTAAGTTATCGCACGCGCAACAGAAGACGCTCCTCAAGATCGGAGAGCACACCGGACCGCTGACTGAGGAGGAGGCAAAAAAGCTGTATGACGCTCGGGTCGTAAACAACCTCCTCAAAAAGGGGGTGCTCGAGAACGTGGATGGTTTCATAGTCAAAAGAGTCAGGGAGCAACAGAGACTCGCACCACCCGCCAATGTCGACACCACCAAGATCCGCAAGACCATCGATCTATCGCAGGCATCGAAAGCGCAGGTGCGAGCCACCACCAGCAAATGCCTGTGTGGGTGCGGCATGCCAGTCTATGGTAGAGCAAAATTCAAGCCCGGCCACGACGGCCGTCTGCGTGGCAAGGTCCTGAGGCTCATGAAGGGGGAGCCGGCCGAGTTCGACGTCACCAACCAGGAGACGCTCACCTATCTCAAGGGCGCGCACTGGATCACGCCCGAGATCTGGGATGCCCTGAAGGAGGCGTATCATGCCTAGGCATCTCTCGTACACGCAGTGGTCCACGTGGCAAAGGTGCCAGTACTCTTATTACCTCAAGTACGTACTCAGGATCAAACCGCGTCATGAGAGACCGGCCATATCGCTTGGTATCGCTGTCCACAGGGGACTTGCCGCTGGTCTGTTGGGTGAGTCGGTAGCCAATGCAATCGCCGAGTGGCAAGATGAGCTTCTCGAGCAGCCCCTATTCCCGGATGAGGAGATGCAAGTCGAGGAGATGGGGCCGGAAGCACACGCTATCACTGGGCGCACCCTCGATTCTCTTGAGCTTGGAGAGAAGTGGGACACCGTAAGTGTGGATGGTGTGCCCTTAGTCGAGACCAAACTCGAGTGCGACTTGCCCAAGGAATCGGGTGATTGGTCCCATTTCGAGGGACACATCGACTGGGTAGCTCTCGAACTTGAGACGGGCCGGAAGTGGCTCGTGGATCATAAGGTCCGCAAGTCGTTCCAGGGTGACTACGCCGAAGAGTTCAACCAGCAGATGGCTCTGTACAAACACTTGATGACGGTCGAACTCGACATCAAGGACGTGTATGGGTCCATCACTCACCAAATAAAGTCCACCACACCACAGGAACCCTCAATCAACAAGAACGGTTCGGTGGGCCGTCAGTTGATTACCACAGACTGGCCAACATACCTGGCCGTTATTGAGCGCCAAGGCCAAGACCCGGCCGACTACGAGGATATGCGTGCCAAGCTGCAAGATGTCGAGTGGTCCCGTATGTCGACCAATTACTGGCCGGACATGATGGTGCGGGCCGTCTGGAACAACATGGTGAGCAACGCCAAGGCCATACAGGAGGCCAAATCCTACCCGCGCACCATCGGTCTGTTCACATGCAATGGGTGCAGACTGCGCGAATTCTGCATGGCCGACCTGCGAGGTGAGGATACCGACTTTCTTCTCCAAACAACCTTCATGTATAAAGACGAGGAAGACAAGCCCCTAAACCCAAACATCGAATTGGAGGAGTGAAATGGAAATCTACGACGTTTCCACAGTCAAGCCATTCATCAATCTGCTGGTGTATTCCGAGCCCGGCGTGGGAAAGACCACGCTGGCAGCATCAGCACAGGCCCACCCCGAGCTTCGTGACGTTCTGGTGCTCAATATCGAGGGTGGGCTTATCTCGGTGGCTGGTGTCAAAGGACTCAAAGCCGTTGACATTAAGTCGGTGGACCACCTAGAAGAGGTGTTCTGGAAGATCACCAACAAGGAGAAGGGATTCGACCGGTTCAAGACGGTCGTTATTGATAGCGGGTCCGAGCTTCAGACGCAGGACCTGGAAATGATCGCCACCAACGCGTGGAATGCAGACCAGGAGCTGCCCGAGCAGAAACGCAAGCGCAAGAGTCGAGACGACCTGTGGCAAGAGGATTACGGCACCAATACGGCCAAGCTCAAGCGCTTGTTCCGGTGGTATCGTGACGCCCCATTCAACACAGTAATCACGGCTCTATCACGGGAGAATTACGCTCGCCGTGTAGCTCGCAACCAGGACACGCCACCCAAGCTCGAGAGCGTCACACCGGCTTTCACCGAGAAGCTAGGGCAAGCCGTGATGGGGTACTGCGACATGGTGTGGTATATGTACCTCGACAACGAAGGAAACCGCAAGATGCTCACCCGTCAAGAGGGAGTGTATCGCGCCAAAACCCGTGGCCACCGGTTCGCGGACGGGCTGGGCCAAGTGGTAGACGACCCGGATCTGGCGTCCATTTATGACTTGCTCCTCTCCTCTGAGGGGTTCAAGAACGAGAAACCAAAGGGTGATAAACCCACAACCGACAAGAAGGAGAATTGACATGGCAGGGGACCCATTCGGACCGGAAATGGCAGATCAGGACGAGGCTTTCGAAGTAGATCTGCCCGAAGAGGAAGAGCAGGATTTCACAATTCCGGCCGGTATGTACACCGCTGGTGTGGCCGATGTCGTGAAGTCGACCAGTAACGCTGGCAACCCGATGTGGATCTGGCATTTCCAGATCATGGAGGGGGAGCACGAGGGACACGTGCTGCGCCTCTACACCGCACTGACGCCAGCGGCCATGTGGAAACTGCGGGAGGTGATCGAGGCGACTGGTCTGGGACAAGGGGGTCAGACCAGCAAGTTCTCCCGGCAGGATGCCATCGGCAAGAAGTGCATGTTGTCTGTGGTGGACGACGAGTATCAGGGGACAAAGCGGTCATCCATCGACGGCTGTTACCCTCTAAACAGCTAGGGTGGATTTAGTGGGAGCGGGTGTCCGGGTTTCCCTCCCCCTTGTTTCGGACACCCGCTCCCTCATGAGGTCAAAATGACAGACGCATTAAAAACACGGAAAGGGGTCGCCGGGCCACAAGACTGGACGACGGATCGGAACGTGTTCAACGCGATAGACAAGCATTTTCGGTTCACATTAGACGCCGCATGCCAGGAGCATAACTGCATGTGCGAAAACGGACTCATGTACCCAGAACATGATGCCCTAACAGAAGACTGGGTCCCACCAAAAGGTGGCAGCGTTTGGTTAAACCCGCCTTACACCAGAGGCGTTATCAATCAGTTTATGGAACGGGCCTACACACAGTCCAGGAAAAGGAAGATCACCGTGGTTGCCATTACCCACGTGTGCACCGACGTGTCGTGGTTCAAGGACTGGATATGGGGCAAGGCATCGGCCATATGGCTCTTCACCAACCGCTTACCTTTTTGGCGCGTCAAGGACGGGCAGATTGTAAGTGGCAAGTCGCACCTGCCTCACATGCTAAGCATCTATAGACCGGTACCTTCTTATGAATCGGTCTGGACTCGAGTACTGGCTTGGGATTGGAAAAATGATCGTCACATCTAGTCAGTTCCCACACGTGATTTCGCGTCTGCATCAGTGCAAGACATTGTACGTGGACTGCGAAACCACCGGGTTGCAGATGTGGCGAGACGACCGTTTGTGCGGCATCGCAGTAGAGGGAGACGGCCAGAGCTATTATTTCCCATTTCGACATGGGGAAGGGGAGAACCTACCGCTCCACTCCATGACTGCTTTTCGCAATCTCCTGTCGTCGCCGAAGATCACATATGTCGGGTTCAACTACGGATTCGACATGGAATTCCTGTACCGAGACGGTGTGCCCTACGCACCAAAAATCGAAGACGTACAGACCATGGCGCATCTCCTTAATGAGAACGAGCCAAAGGCTACGCTCAAAGCCCTAGGTGCCAAGTATATAGGGTCGGAAGCCGAGGAGGAAGAACAGAAGCTCAACGACGAACTAAAGAAAAGGAAACTCAAAAAGGG